CTGTGCGAATCTTACGAAAGCAGCCGCATCGATCAGTTCGCCGTCTGCCATTGTTGCACCACGGAACTGGATGTTTGTGGTTGTGGCTGTCTCGAAAGGCTTGACTTCCAGAGCCTTGAAGACGTTCAGCTTGTAAGCCTTGGGATCTCCGTAAAGGATAGTCTCTTTTGTGGAGACCAGAAGCTCGCTCATAAGAACTACATCGTGACCGAAAAGCTTGAAGTTGAAACCGTCGTTGATGATATAGTCGTTCAGCTGAGTCAGGGTCATAACGTTCTCATAGAACATAGCAGGGGTCATGATCCAGACCGCGCCGCCCTGATAGTTGGAACCAAGAGCACCCATGATCTTGAGCAGGGAAGCTTTGGTAACAGTTGCGGGAATAGCTGTGGAATCAGCGGAAACGCTTGTAAGGATACCCTTGAGCTCGTTCGTGCCGGTGCCGACAACGATGTCCTTGTTGATCTCTGCGCGAATGGACTCAACGAGGTTGTTAACGATCCAGTCATGGACTGCGGAGACTGCCATATGGTCGATGTCTGCGCCGACTGTGAGCAGTTTGACGTACTCGTTCGGGATCAGGTCAACATATCCGATCACATCGCTGGACTCTGTGATGGGTGCGCCGACTGCCTGTCCGGTAGCGGCGTTCTTTGTGGTTGCCTTCGGGAATCTGACATAAGTAGGGAACTGAGAAACATCAACCTTGCCGAGCAGGTCTGCGGGGCCTGTGAGCTTGTCCCATACTGCGTTCACGGTCATTGTAGGGATCACTGCACCCGCTGCACCCAGAGCAGCTCTTTCCTCTTCGTTCAGCTCTCTGCCGATGATCTTCTTTGTCCATGCATCTCTGTATTCGATAGAATCAACTTTGAACATTTTTCTTTCCTCCGTAGTGGATACCTGCGGGATCTCTTCGATTACTTCGCCCGCGCCTTTTGCTACTGCATCTCTGATTTCCGCCTTCTTAGCGGCATTTTCTTTTCGAGCCTCAAGCTCCGCCTTAATGCCCTTGATTTCTACCTCAAGTGCATCGAGGTCCGCGCCGTCTTTCTCGACTTCGTCTCCGATAGCAAGGCGTCTAGCCTCAAGCTCTTCGACGGTCATATCTTTGAATTCCATGTTTAGACCTCCATAAGAATTCTGAGTTTCTGTTTCTTGCGCTCGATCTCTCTCCGCTCTGCTTTTGCACTCTCCAGTGATGTCTTTGCGCTCTCCAGTGCTTCTGACAAACCGCGTGCGGTGATTGACGTCGCTTCATATGCCGGGAAGGTCACTGCGCTCACCTCAAAGACTTTGGAAATGCTCCGTATATGTCTTGTAGGGTGGTCGCTTTCAAGGTCTTCCCATGTATCTGAATCGACCGTGAACATGAAGGACATTCCGGAAATATCCCCTCTGCTCACTGCCGAATACAGGCTCTTTGCTTCCGCATTGTTCTCTGTGTCGAGGTCAACGCGAATCGTCATACCCACACTTGGAATGACTTCCATCTGCATGGTCGAATTAGCGTTGTTGTTCCTCGACCGCGCTAGTGGGATCATGTCGGTGTTGTGGTTAATCAAAAAACGCACATCACGAAGGTCTGTCTCCGCTAGTGCGTCATTGTCGATAATTTCGTCGTACCATTCTAAATTCGTCCGCTCGTTGTAGACGATGGGCTGTCCGGTAAGGAAGTGCCCATGCTCTTCGTTCTGTTCTGCGCGGACCTCAAAGTTAAACGCTCTGATTTCCTTGCTCATCTGTATCATCCTCCGTTACGGTCATACTCTGTATGCGGTCACCATTCCGCAAATCATAGTATTCGCCGCGAATCGGTATTGCTTCGCCCTTGCCGTCTGGCAGTGGCGGCATGTTCCAAATCTCTCTCAACTCGTCAATACTTGCCATGCCTCTGTCGGCCCATCCGTTGGTAACTTCGAGCTTATCTTTGTTCGACATGTACTGGATCCTGTTGGCGGTAGCGGTAACTTTGTTACCCTGTGACTGCTCTCGAAGTGTGAACAACATCTTGGTCATGACTTCCGAGAACTGAATGGCGAATGGTTCGATCGCGCCCTCATAGAACGCTGACCACGCATCACCGATTGCCTTATTTGTCAGCACCTCTTCGTTCACTCCAAAATACTCAAAGACGTTGTCTTTAATGACCTTCATCTGGTCCGCATCGATAACCCACGGTTTCGCATCTATCTGCCGGATGTCCTTGTAGGTGTTCGGGAAGAGTAGTAAGCCGCCGCCTTCCGCATCTCTGGCAAAGTTCTCTGCAGTAAACCGCTTGCGCTCTTTAGCAAGGTCTTCTGCGTTGGAGAAATTCGCCAACTGCGCCATGAACCGATATGTCGCCGCCGACTTTACGCCCTCGCCAATGCCTTGGTTCTGGATGTGGATAAGTTCCATGGTGGGAAACAGTGCCTGGTTGGACTCTCCAAAGAAGTCAGAAGAATATTGGTACTTGTTCATGATTCCGCAGTATTCCAGTTCGACCGCTGCCTTGTCTCCCCATGCAAATTCGTATTGGAGATACGGCACATTGTTATACTGTACGATCTTCACGCGGTCGGGGAGCGGGGCATAGACGCCACTGGGTTCTCCGTACTCGTCCCAAATCGGCACAATGAAAGCGGTGTTGTGGACATCGAGCATGGTAGACAACCGGTACAGAAACTGCGACCACGTTTGAAACTGGTTCGGACCATGCTTCAGTTTTGCCTGCAATGCGCGTCTGGCAGAGCCTTGTGTCTCGATCTTCAGCTTGCTTATGTGGGTAGCCCTCGCGCCGATAGCCGCGCGGATCAGTTCGGACTCATACACCCCGCCGTCAAATCTTGTGAAGTTCGGGGAGTATCCCGTAAGCAATTTAAAATCACCGCCGTATGTTCCTCTAGGCTTCGGACGCCTTCCAAAAATTAAATCAAAAATTCCCATCTCTTGTTACCTCTTAGGCGTAGCGCCAATGATAGCCGCCCGCAGTATTTCTATTTCCTTTCAATACGTGTGACATGCTACCCCTTGCAAATCCCTTTGCTTCAGCCGCCGCCTTTCCGCTCGGGAACCATTCTCCTGTTTCAACACAAATGACAGGCATTGACCTTGCCTCGCTTAAATGCTTCTTATGCAATTCTGTTTTAGGCTTGCGCATTTTTTCTATCACTTCTGGCGGGAAAGTCTTGCCCTTCCAGTATGACGGTTGCCCGATATGAGATAGCCTATTTTTACGAATTTGCTCTTCAGTGCACTTTTTACCGCGCATTGGAGACGGTTTACCATAAGCGTGATTTTTCTCGCCCTTTTGTGCTTCGCTTATTTTTCTCTTTGTCTCTTCAGAGTGCGTACCAGTACAATTGCCCCCATTATCAATGTTGTAACCATAATGAGAATTATTAGATTTCGATTCGCGTATCAGCTTGATTTCCATTTTTTCTGCGGCAGTTTTGTTAAGACCGTCACATAAAATTTCATGACGTATATTATTCCAACCGTATTTTTTTATTGCCCGATAAAACAATACATTGTTGCGATATCCATAGCCATTCTGCCATCGCCTGTTTATATCTGTTTGAGAAGTTATACCAATGTATATTTTCCCGTTAGGGCACACATGGCGATAAACCTTATATGTCTCTTTCATTTTTTAACTGATACCCTATTTCACTCCAATATTTCTGCCGCACACACATACTGTCAATGAGCGCCGCAGTGCCATCTATGTGGACGGACGGCGAGAGTTTTACTAACTTCCCGCGCCCTCGCTCGGTGGACATTTTGATAGCGCTGTTTAACAAATGCACTTTCAACAGGTCGTTGTCCCCTATATGAACCTTGCCGTCTTCCAGAAGCCCCTGCGTCTCCATCATGACCCCGTATAGATTTTCACCCTGATAGACATCATCCATGTGAAACCCGTATGTGTTCATGTCTTGGACTAGGTACTGCGCTGAATAGCGGTCATAACCGACCTTCAACGGCAGAATCTTGTATTTCTCGACAAGGTCCGTAAACCATCTATAACAATCGTGGTAATCCACGTAATTGTCGCCCGACAACGTGAGCATGCCCCTCTGGACATATGCGCCATATGGCAGGCCGTCGCGTTGTGTTGCCTCGTCTATCCGCTCGGACGGCAGGAAGAAATGAGCGAACACGTACAGTTGACCATTCAGCTCAATCACCGCCGTGCATGCCGTCAAGTCTCTCGTTTGTGACAAGTCGATGCCGCCGACGCAATAGCAGCCCGCAAAATCCGACAGTTCCAAATGATCACCGCACGCCCGCTCGACCACCTGCGCGGGGAGCCATGCGAGAGATGAGTTCTGCTTAATGTTGCAATACTTACAAAGGAACTCTGCCTTCTTACTTAGCGAGCCTTCCGCAACTGCTATCTCTTCCAGAAGATAATCAACGGAAATACTGATTCCTAAATTCGGGTTGCTCTTCCGCAGTTCATTAATGTCGTTCCACTTCTCGACATCGTCAATCATGTACATGAACGGCAGAAGGCGCTTCTCTTTACTGTCGCCCATTAAGAACCGAGTTGACCGCTTGACCAGCTCGTCAAATATCCCATCGTTGACGTATCCGGAAGTCGTACACGACAGAAGCAGGCCGTCGGGTCTCGCGCCCTGTCCGGACTTCATGACCTCATACTGTTTAAGGCCTCTGTCACCTTCCCATGCCGCTATCTCGTCGCAGATTGCCAAACTCGGATTGAATCCGTCGGCCTTCTTTGCTGAGAACGCTATTTTCTTCATGGTCGAGTTGGTCGCGGGGTAGAACAGGTCACTTGCCCGCTTTTTAATAATCTCCGGGTCATCCTCGACCTTGCTGTGCGTCTGGCTCCGCTTGTCCTCGATAATCTGCTTGCGGTTGACTTGGTCTGGATCCAGTTGCGTGATAGCCCACGCATTACCATAAATGATGTCTGCCTGTTCCAGTTTCGGAGCGACATTGTACACCCTCGCGCCATAGCCGCCGCACTGCCGAAACACGTAATTCGCGATAGCCGATGCCAGAATACTCTTGCCGTTCTTGCGCCCGATCAGAAGCAGGACTTCACGGAACACCCTTACGCCCTTCTCGTCCACAATTCCAAACATGCAACTAATCAGTGCCTTCTCCCAAACCTCCATGATGAATGGACCAGGTGCGAGCGGACCCTCGACATGGAACGTGTGCGCCTCAATCCATTCAATCGCGCCGTTCGCCTTCTTAGCGTCGAAATAGAACCGCTTTTCTTCCAGACCGCGCATTATATATTCGTAAATCAACCTGATCCACTGCCCTACACGGACCGTCCCGTCATTAATTTGTTGGTAGTATTCGTAAATGTAGTTGTGGCTCGTCATGTTTTACTAAGTTTCGCTATATCGAGCGGGGAAGCGTTAAAATTCGAC